TCTAACTTTGAACCTCGTACTGACGAGGCTGACGAATTTAATTCGTCCAAAAGTGCTCCCAGCTTCTTTGAAGAAGTTGGTGCGTTTTTCGGTCAAAAACCTAGCAACGCGTTAACTAAAGCTGCCCGTGATGGCGAAATTGTTGATGCGACTGGCGAGATCGTTAAACCTAGAAAAGCTGAAAAGCTGAATGCTATCCAACAAAAAATTGTTGATCAAGCACAGCCAGCACTTAAAAAAGTTATCGAAGATAACAAAGAAGAAATCGTCAACCAATTTTGGGACGCCTTTGTTTCTAAGATTAAAAATGAATTTGGATTAGCTACGAATCATATTTCCAAATTCGCATCTGAAAATCCGAGTGCCATTATTGGCGTCTCGACTTTCTCTATGAGTGGACTCGCGACTGGCTTAGCCTGCGCTGTAGGAAACTCATCCGAAGCAGCAATGACTGGAATAGTCTCTGTTGCACTAAGTGGATGCCTTACGGCGTCCGCCCACATTTTGCATGCCAATGGCGTTGATATGACACAATTCACAAATGTGGCCACCCTTTCTGGGGCGATCTTCGGATCAGCGACTTTTGTCCTGGCTGTACGTGAAATTATATCCGCAATTGAAAGATATATGCGAAGTGGAGTGCATACTATTCCTGAAGCTAAAGAGCAACCAACACCTTTTGGTCTTGTCTCAGACATGGCCTGTAAGGTTGGAGTATTTGCCGGCTTGATTGGCTTGATCTGCGGTGATTCAAAGAATCTGCACATGATCGTCCAAGCTTGGCGAGACATTCGATGGGCTTTCACTGAATTGAGTGAATGTTACACTAAAGGTGCCCTCGAAGTTGGTGTTGTTGATATGGAAGAAGAAATTAAGAAAGAAGAGATTGAGAATAAAGAAGCGGAAGCTTCTTTGGCTCTCTTGGATAAAATTGTGTCTTCAGTTAAGCATATTAATGCTAAAAAGGAAGGAATTACCGAAGATGGTCCTCAAGTTTCAGAATTTGATGCTTTTGAGTATAGACCAGCGTGTGAATCTATTGCTGAAGATACTTTGATAAACCTCTACCTTAAATGCCAAAAAGAAGATTGGGCTGGTAAAGAGAGTTTATCTGAGCTTAGAACGCTCATTAAAAATGGCCGAGTTCTTCTTGATGAAAAATCCCCAGTGTCTACAGTTGATACTGATAGTGAGGATGAAATCAAGTTGAGTACTCCAACAATTCGCATTGTTAAATTGCGATCTGTACGTAAAGCTGAGGCGAAGGAATCGAAGCTCCAAGCTCTTTCTTCTATGGGAGATAAAATCTCCACTTATGTTGAAAATCATAAGTCTCACTTTATTGTTGGAGGATGTGTTCTTGCATCGATCATGACTGCTGCAGTTGCAGGATTGGTTTACAAATACTCTGATAAACTTGCCGTTTCAGTTGTTGGAAGTGCTTGCGAAATCGCGACCCCAATAATTGAGAAATCACAGAAGCCTTTACTTATTAAAGAAGCTGAAGAACGAGTTTACTCTATTGAAGAGGTAAAACTTATGTTTCTCCCTCAAGCGAGCTATTTGGCCCAGAGGTTGATTGAAACTAAACTCGATTTAATTGCTCAAGAAGGTGGAAAGAAAAACTTAAATTCTGCTGATAGAGGTAAAATAAACCGGCGACAAGAACAGAAAGAACAAGCCGAACGGGACATGAAAGAACTTCGTTCCGCCGTCAAAAATCTTAAAACTGATTTCGATAGAAATCAAGTTGACGAGTGGGTCCGTGAGCGAGACGATATAAGTGATCGTCTTCAAGAGTTTGAAAACCACGGAAATATGAAGGATGGGAGGCAACGTGCAGTTTATGATGCACTTGACAAACAGTACCGCCAGTTATCTTGGAATCTTTTCAAGATGTACGATATGTACCAAAGAACCGAGAATGTGTCAAAAGTTTCCCAGATTGATCAAGCTGTTGAGCTTGCTCCTCATGTCGAACTTAAAAGTTCATGTCCTACGTCTTCTGCTGAGCCCCAACTTCTTAAATGGAGTTTGGAGTCGAAAGTTGAACCTTCTTGGACCTCTCCTAGTTGGATTGAGGAAAAGAAATTGCGTCCTTTCGTAGAACAGCTCATTGAGCCGAAGAAACAAGAACTAGTCACTGATGACAAAGGCAAAGCACCCGTTGAGCCTGTTAAAAAACCAGTTTCTGAGAATAAGTTTGTAGGTAAACCTGTTCTTGAAGCTGTTGCCACAGTGTCTAAAAAGCATAGGAGTCGCGGCTCTCGTAAAAAGAAGAGTGCAAAAACCGCTGCTCCTAAGCAAAAAACGGAAAACCTTAGTGCCAAACCACAAAGAACTCCTGCGCAAAAGAAAACTTTTAAGGAAGCCTTGATGGCTCGTGCAGAGAAAAAAGTGGAGGCTAAGAAGGCTGAAGCCAAAGAGCAAAAGCCTCTGACTAAGGGATTGCGGGATCTAAAGAAGAAAGCTCCTGTTACTTGTGCTTGTTGTAAACAACAAACACATAGAACTCATGAGTGTAAGACTCTCCCTAAAGGATTTGTAGTCAAAACTCAAGAGCAGATGTCTAAAATGTCACCTGCGGAGAAGCGTGCGATGTATATTAAAAATCGTAATTTGTTGAATAAAGTTCAACAACAAACGCCTTCCTTACATCCCCCCGTTAAGGGATCGTTGTCATTGCATGATGCACTTGTTCCAATTTTTAATCCTCGGGCTGGAAACCCTGGAGTTGATAAAGAATTTTTTGGAACAATGGGACGTTTTACATTAGACAAAATTAAATATGTCTATGTCACTGAACATCAGTGCCTCCCATATGTTTACTACAATGGAAATGACAACCAGGTATACTTTTTACCACCTAAAGAAAAGTGGACAGTGTTTGGAGAAGGAAACATCTCATACTGTAGGATACCTGCGGACAATTTGAAGGGACTGGGTAGGATCCAGTCTGTGTCTGTGGCTACACCACAAAAGGGAACTGAGCACCCTTGTCTTTATATTGGAGTAAATCCAAAGACAATGGAACGTGAAGTGACTGCAACAACCTATAAATGGGATGGTGATAAAACCCATGATGTTGTGCATTCTGCCTCAACTGATAGTTTCAGTTGTGGAAGTTTCCTCTATGACGTTGAATTAAAGGCTGTCATTGGACAGCACCATGGCTCTATTGGTCCAGATACCAAGCATGGTCAGAACAATTTGTGTTCTCCTTTAAAAGCGATGGGGTCGCGCCAATGAAGCCCCCCCGCAAAAGTCATGGCACATATGTCCCGTTGAGAGTTTTCTCCGGGGCACAACCTTACAAGAATATGGAGACCGTCGGAACCCTGCCTGGTTCTGAGATCAGAGGATCTGTAAATCATATGAGACGACAGAGTCCATATTCCAAATTGTACGGTAAAGTATTGCTTCAAGAGCTTGAAAAGATTGCTCAAGATAAATTCTTTGTTGTTTTACCAACTGAAGCAAATTACTATAAAACTGTTTCATCGTGGGACGTTAAACCAGAATATTCTTATGAAGACAAAGATTCTCATAAGTTTGGTCTGGAATTTTTCGCGCATTATTATGCACCAATAATGGAAGATTGTATCGCTTCTTCAGAAGAGATATGTGAGTACATTGACTGGACAAAGTCTCCAGGTTGGCCCCATACTTACTTCGGTTTTAAATCTAAACTCGATCTTGTTCAGAGTCTCGCAGACACACTGTTTGAAGACCGCACAAGCACCTTACCCGTCTGGAACGTAGCCGGGAAAATAGAGTATAAAGATATTAGTGATATCAAGGAGAATAAAATCAGGTTGTTTCAAATACCCTGCTTTGAACTCCTTTGGTCTCAGCTGAAGTTTGGAAAGCGTATATCCCTGCGCTTGATGAACAGACATTGGTCCGCCTATGGTTTTAATCCCTATGGCGGTGGATTTGATAGGTTAGCACAAAAGTTGCTCCTCAAACGCTATCGTGGTTGTTATGACGTTAGCGGGTGGGATAAATTTCTCCCCCTCCTCAAAGATATATATAATATCCTCCTCCAAAAGGGTAAAATCCCCGAGGAAGAGCTAGAAGAGTTTCTCTGGAACGTAGAGAACACGTGCAATTTTCTTTTAAAGTTGAATAATGGTAACGTTATTCGTAAAACGTACGGAAATGCTTCGGGCTCAGGGTGTACAACCCGTGATAATATCTTTGGCCACATAATAATTTTTGCAGCCGGCCTGTATGAAGCCTACCTTCAGAAAGTCGGTTCACCCCCTCCTTTTTCACTTGTTCATGATCAACTAGTTAACCTATATGGTGATGACAATGTTTTCTCCCTGGACGAGGAATTCTCGCTAATGTGCGATGTTGAGTTCCTTGGACGACACCTTGGTAGATATGGATTGAAGTTAAAATTCTTCTTTGGAGGACTTGATGCAGATTTGCACGTCCTCTCCTTTCTCGGTGCTTCTTTTAAAAAGAAGGGAAGTAGATGGCTACCCCTTTATGACGTTCAACGTCTTGCCACTACTATGATTAATGAGTCAGACAAACGCTTAGATTTGGCTCAGCATTTAGGAAAAGCGTTTACGCTTATGGTGATGTCGTATCCTTCCGAGCATTTCGATATCTTCTACGCAGCGTATTCTGCTCTAGTTAACAGTGATGAAGTACAGAATAATTTAGATGACCCAATGATCAAATCGTACGCCTTTGTTGGCGTGCCAGAGATTTCCTCGATAGAGGCATTTTATGATGGATCAGAGGCAGGAGGTCTAGATGAGTCGATGTTAGATTTTTCATTGACTCACCCTTTTGCTTTCTAAGTTATCGTAGGGCTACGGGTTTTTATTGTATATCCCTCTGTAACATTTTCTTACATTGGGCGCCCCAAAAGTAAAACTGGCGCAGTTTAAAAGAAAATGAATACTTTAAGTAAAAAACAATTCTCAGCTCTGAAAAAGGCAGAGCGAAACGCGTTGATGAAAGGTCCTAAGAGACAAAATCGTCCGCGTAGAGCCAGAAAGGCTCGAAATCCTCCAATGAAATCTGTTCCTATGCG